GGATGGATTCTATGTCAACAGGAGTTGGAGACCCAGATCACCCTATTAATAACGATGTTAAACATCACGTTGGTAAATTAAAAGCAGAAAATGCCGAAATGGCACAAAGTGATATAACAAAGATAATTGATTATAGTGAAAAATTACAATCAATGTTTGATGTCAATGATAATTTAGAAGACTGGGTAAAGGCTAAGTTGAATCACGCTTGTGATTATGTAGCTACAGTAAGAGATTACTTGAAGTTTTATCGTGATGAAAAAGAAGCTGGTACGCCAAAAGATCAAATAGATGAAAAGTGGAGTAATACATACAAGAAGAGCATTAATTGTAGTAACCCAAAAGGTTTCAGTCAAAAAGCTCATTGTAAAGCTAGAAGACTAAGACAAGCTGGTAAACATACCAAAAGTAAACCCGTAAGAGAAATCTATGAAGCTGTTGTTCGTCATATGATCAAAGAATTCAATAGTAGTATGGCTATGGGAGCTTTGAAACAACTCAACAGTGATGCGAAGGAGTTGGAAACAATGTTGCAACCAAATACTCAATTGGAAGATTGGGTAAAAGCTAAGTTGAACTTGGCAGGTGAATATTTGGACGATGTATATCATCATCTAGACCATTTTGGTGCGGAAGGTAGAACTTTGGATGAAAACAGTTACTACAAAAAATATTGGTTCACTCCAAATGGTAAAGTAGTAGATGTAGGTAATAGTCATGAAGATTGGATCAAAAACAATGATAAGTCTTTAGTAGGTGCGACTTTAGTAGATACATACGAAAACGCTGTAGCTAAAGGTTATGTGCGTGGTGTATTTGATATTCAGAGTGAATTTTTAACACTCTCAAATCTTCCAAATTATGACTTTTTATCTTCGAAGTTGAGACGAGAAACAAAAGCTGCGATAGAAGATTTTATCATAGACAAGAATATAAAAATTGTTGCTACTGGAAAAGGTAAATTACTTAAAGACTTTATATTCAATACAGAACCACAATTAGCAGAACATCTTCTTGAGTCTATCAAGTTGCAAGAAGATTGGAAAAATTGGATCAGAGCTGGAGCAGCTGGTGCTTTGGGATTGGCAGCAACTACTGGTAATGTAGATGCTGCTAAAATAAAACAACCATCTAATCCAATTGTACAAAGTGCTACAAAAGATTCTGAGACCTCTTTGTTAAACAAAAAAACAAGTGAGTATATAGGTCATTGGGAAGGTAAAAAAGACACTGTTTATAAAGATAGTGCTGGTTTGCCTACAATTGGAATTGGTCACTATCTAAATAATAGTCAAGAAGACCGTCAATTATTTAAGGCTTTATTTGGCGATACTGTAAATTATGATAAAGTGTTAAATGGTCAACAAAAGCTCACGGATGATCAAATTGAAAAGTTATTTAATGTGGATGTTAAGATTAAAGAGAAACTAGCATCTAAGAAAATTAGTAATTTTACGAGTTTACCAACATATGTTAAAAACGCAGTTATAAATGCTTTGTATAGAGGAGACATTGGACCAAAAACAATTGGATTGATGAATAGTGGAGATTGGGTTAATGCTGCAAAAGAATATTTGAATCATAAAAATGCAAAGAGTGGTCCATCTCAAATTCAAAGAAGAATGAATACAAATGCAATAGCATTTGCTCAGTATGCAAAAAATAAGAACGAATATTTTGGTTTTAACTATTATTTCTAAGTTATGGAAGAGTGGCCGACAATAGGTATGGGTAACTTACAAGCTATGATGATAATGCGTCAACAGAGTGCGCCTGTATCATCTATTAATGGCTTTGATCCCTACCAAGCTATGTTGAGACGTAGACAATCAAATGTAGATACTGATACAGGTTATAATAATGATGTAGTTCAACAATATGACGTAAAAGATATTCAAGAGTTAGAAGAGTTTTGTCAAAGATACGGAATAATGGGATTTAACTTTGGTAAAATGAATCCCAAAGCTGCTTTGAGAATGCTTAAGGGAAAGATGGGTATAATTGATGAAAAAGTAAGTAATAAAAAAATGTTGCTTGATTAGTTTAATATAGTTATTTTTGTTATGGTCAAACTGATAAATGCTAGAAAATCTCCTCTTAATATAGAAGTTTTAATAGGTACTGATGTTAATGATGTCAATGCTTTATTTTTGTGGGAAGATAATACGACCAAAATACCATTACACTCCGAGGTTATAAACCTATACGCTAATACTGGATATTATTCGGGTTTAAACAAAAACATAGATTTTTTTAAGAACGATGTAATTTTTAAAATAATTAGATTGGACACCTATGAAATAATGTTTACCCATATATTTAAGAATTTTAATTTTATAAACGGTAAAAGCATACTTTATATTTCCCAGAACAATTACAGTGGATATAGTTATTCTGCTAGAAATTATATATTTCAATTATTGCAAAATGGATATACAGTTCACTGGATTAATAATGTTTTTGATAAATCTATATATAAACCGTGTAATGAAGAAGAACGTTTAGTGTTCAATTGTGAAAACAAATATGATCCCAACCTTGTTTATGACTCTGTAATTATACATCACGTTCCCGATGGATGGAATGATGTTAAAAAATATTTCAGACTATCAAAAAAAGTATACGGGCTCACAACGTGGGAAACTACTCATCTACATGCACAGTGGGTAGATTATATAAATTTAAGTGTGGTAGATGAAGTTATAGTTCCTTCATTTTTTAATAAAAAATCTTTTATTGATAGTGGCGTAGTTAAAAATATAAATGTTTGGTATCACGATATTTTTAGCTTTGTACACAATGACAACTTAAGTGTAAACAATATATTAAATAAGTTTTTTATTTACAAAGACGGTGTTTATACACAATCATCAAATCTTGTTAAAACTATTATAGATAACAATACTGTATATTATAACATTAGTCAATATAACGAACGTAAAAACATAAATCAAGTTATATCTACATTTTGCAGTAAATTCACAGGTGATGATAATGTTTGTTTGTTTATCAAAACATATTTCAAAGAGTTTACAGTGGCACAAACCGAAATGTTGAAATATAAGTTCGCAGAACTTCTTAATAATTATAATAATATCCCACCTATTATATTTTGTTTTGATAGTTTAAGTGATGATGAAGTAAATCTAATTCACGAATTTGGAGATGTATATTTTACATTAAATAGAGGCGAAGGATTTGGTCTATGTACATATACTGCTAAAAAAATTGGTAACAAAGTTATATGTGGTAAGTTTGGGGCTGAAAAAGAATTTTTGTCTATCACAGATTCACTTGTCCGCTACACACTAGAATCTCCATTTAATATGGAAGTTTATCACAATTGGTATAATGATGATAGGCAGAAATGGGCAGTTTTTGATGATAAAGACGTACTAGACTGTTTACATTTTTATCCAAAGACGATCAAGACAAAATACAACTACAAATAAAAAACCCCTTGTTAAGGGGTTGCGTTTTACAAACTAAATTTTTGTTTTCTAAGTTCAGACGGAAGCAAATCGTCCAACGGTTCCAAACAGTTTACACAATATGGAATATTAATTGGTACCAATGCATCTTTATCTGTTCCAGCTAATATTTTACTGACTTTTCTGAACATAACTCCGTTTTGAAAAACCGCACCTTGACATTCGGTGCATTGTACGGATTGTGTATCTTTTAGTCCAAAATTAACATTTGGTTGTGGCATATTCATACCATCTATTTTATTGTTAAACATAATTTATATTCCTTTTCTTTTTTTGTAATCTTCTAATGCCGCACTTAGTGCTTCGTGTGCCAAAACCGAACAGTGAATTTTTACTGGTGGAAGGCCGCCTAGTGCATCTACTATATTATCATTAGTAAAATTCTTTTCAAGTTCTTCTATGGTTCTGCCTTTAATTAATTCTGTAGCCATAGATGAAGCGGCTATCGCACTACCACATCCAAAAGTTTTGAATCTTGCATCGGTAACTGTTTGTGTAGATTCGTCTATCTTGAGACTGATCTTCATAATATCGCCGCAAGCGGCTGCGCCAACTTCACCTATGGCATCTGCTTCTTTTATATCACCCATATTTCTTGGGTTCATAAAATGATCCATTACGGTGTTGTTATATAATGTATATGTGTCGGTCATAGTCCTATTTGTTTTAAATCATTAACTACCATCTTGTCTACAAGCTGTTCAAACGATGTCTTTGGTTCCCATTTCAATTCATTTCTAGCTTTGGTACTATCACCCAATAACAAATCTACTTCCGCCGGTCTATAGAATTTGGGATTGATTTTGACTAAAACAGATGTTACTGGTTCATATTTAATTGCATCTTTTGTGGTGATACTAAATTCAGATCTTTCTGCTTCTCCGTGCCAAGCACCTTCAATACCAGCAGATTTAAAAGCAAACCATACAAATTCCGCAATGGTGTGTGTTTCATTACTAGAAAGAACATATTCATTAGGATGTGTTTGATTTAACATTTTCCAAATACCATCGACAAAATCTTCAGCGTCACTCCAATCTCTTCTGGCTTTTACATTTCCCAATTCAATTGGTTCAAATGATTTGCCTTCAGATATAGCTTTCTTGATTCTAGCTACACCCTTTGTAATCTTACGTGTGACAAATTCTTCACCTCTTCTAACACCTTCGTGATTAAACAATAAACCTTGTACTGCATACAAATTGTAGGATTCTCTGTACACTTTAACCAATTGTCTTGCAGCTGATTTACTTGCTCCGTATGGACTACGTGGTTTTGCTGGATGATTTTCGTCTTGTGGTGTGTATGCTACGTTGCCATATTCTTCACTACTACCAGCGTTGTAAAATCTACAAGAAGGTTTGTGTTGTCTAATTGCTTCTAATATGTGAATCACACCAGTTGTATTACATTCCCAAGTTTGGGCTGGAAAGTCCCAACTAGAACCTACAAACGTTTGTGCAGCTAAATTGATAAAATAATCTGGTTTTAACTTCTCTACTATTTTGCTAATACTATGGGCATCACTTAGATCAAAGTTTACCAATTTAAATCTGGGATTATTTTCCAAATGTCTAATATTTTCGTGGTTTTTGATACTCAATCTTCTAGCACCCCCCACTACAAAGTAGTCTGTATTTTTAAGTAGATAATCTACCATAAGACTACCATCTTGACCAGTAACACCCGTTACAAATGCAACTTTTTTGTTTTCTGTGAAAGAAACCACATCATTTATATTATATATTTCCATAAGATATTTCATTTAAAAACCAGGTTCATCATCTTCGTCCTCTTCATCTAAATAGTCATCGTCAGCATCATTATTAATATTATATTTTTTTTTAAATTTTACAACATCGTCATTTGTTATTCCACACAGAAAAAACACAGCCTGTATATATAATATTATTTCTTCTTTTGTTAATTTGTTTTTCTTGAAGTAACTGCTTGCTGAGTTTGACATTGAAACTATTTTTTTCTGAACATCTGATTTTATTTTAATTTTGGGTGGTACACCTTCTAATATTATACCTGGTATATCTTCTATGTCTGAATTATCTACGTGTTTGTTTGCAATGTGTTTGTAAAGTTCATCCTCTAGTTTATCTTTTGCAACACCTTTATCTAACAATTTCTTTTTTATGCTTTTTATTTTTGTAGGACTAATTTTTTTACATATATTGAATGATGCCAATATTCCATTTTGCGACAATAGATGTTTTATATTGTTCATTATAATATTATATATATGGGTTAAAATCTTTGTCTTAAAATCTTTTTACTGTCTTGCAATATATCAGGATCAAATATTTTTGGACCTTTGCTAATATAACCTTTTCCGCTGGTAAACGTACAATTATAACATAATAGTCTCATATTATCTAATTTGTGATTTTTGTTATTGCCATCGTCAAAATTTAGTAACAGAGGTAACTTACCATCAACAATTCTTCTTTCTTTGAAACCACATTGCTCACATTCTGGTTTTTTAATATTGGCTCTAATCAATTTATCTTTTAATCTATGAACTGGAAATTCTGGGTGTTTTCCATCTAAGATATCATTGATAGGATATTTTCCTCTGTATGGATTAATTGGACCTCTTATGTGTACACTTTTTACTATCGGCCATCCCTTGGTTTTATGTACACCGTATTTTTTAGAATAGGTTTTAAATGTGGGATAACTTACACCCAAAAATTTAGCTGCTTTTCTAGCCGAAGGCGTTTTTTCAATTGCTTCTAAAATTTCAGATTCTGTAATAGGTTTTCTTTTGTTACCATCTGTTGGCCTCTTGGGATATAATTGATCCGCATATTGTTTTTCCAAATGCGGAATAGTTATACCCTTGGATTGTAAAATTCTTATCTTTTCAATTTCTTGTTTTACATCCTCACCCAATTCACTTAACGATAATAGTTTCTCAACTTTACTTTTAAGTTCATCAAGTTCTTTTAACTTACGGGTAATTTCTTGATTGTCGAATATGTTGTCCATTAGAATTTAGATGATGATAACGGCTCTTTCGCTAAATCTATTTCTGTGCTATCATAAAACACTCTACGCAATGTTTCTGCTCTATACGGAAAAGAAGCGTTTAAAAGCACTTTATAAGTGTTTACTATTTTTTCTTTGCTATTTTTTCTTTTTAACGATTTAACTATCATTATGGGATTAACTAAAAAGTCATCATCGTTTCTTAAATTTTTAATTTTGTTTTCGATGCATTTTGTACACGCTTCTATATGTGGATCGTTGAATATTGATTCATCAACTTGTACAGTCATAGACCAATTAGCCGACTTTACTAGATATTTATTTTTTTCTTTAGACATAGTTCATATCTCCATCGTTAAGTAAATCCAAGTTAGCTAACTTTTGATTTACACTGTTACACACTTTTTCTTCGACTGTGCCTGACACAAACACAATCTTCTGTATACTTTTACTCTTTGCACTATCACGCCACACTCTACCAGTAGCCTGTCTCATATTGACAGCTGAATAGGATGGACTGATCAAAGCCAAACGAGGATACTTACCAGTAACATCGTGTAAACTCAAACCAGCACCACCAGCAGCGAGATTTATTAATATAACCCTTTGTTTATCTGCCTGAAAATCATCTATGTTTTGTTGACGAGCTTTAGCATATTTAGCTTCACCGTTAACAATACATTTGGTATTCAACCTTTGACTGAGTGCTTCAATAGTCTCTGTAAAGTTTAAGAATACCGCAACACTCATATTGTTTTCAAGAGCTTCTTCAACCATTTCTACAAATAGTGGAACTTTGATCATTTCCACTTTTTGTCTAGCTCTTAGAATAGCTGTAAGTTCTGTACTCTTTTTGTCTTTCTTTAGTAGTTTTTCAATTTTCAACAACTCAAGTTGCATTTCCGCATAAGCCGAATTGATCTTGTCTTGATCTTCTTTTTCCATTTCATAACATTCAGCAATAATCTGACTTTCTGGAAAGTTAGGAATGGCATCACGATTGAGACGAACACCTCTGTTAACAAATATATCATTGCTTAGTTTCTTTAAAGCATCTGTGTTACCACGAAACTCCAATCCAAATCTACCTCTAGTAACACCGTGTGCATATGCCCATTCATAATACTGTTTGTTGTTCTTAAACAACTGAATACATTGACCAACAGTGCGTAGTTCTAGTGGATTGGTTGCCATCGTAGCACTACAAAACAACATCTTGTAGCCTTGTTTAAGTGCTGCCATACACATCTCACTGTTTTTGGTCTTGGCATTCTTTAACTTTTGTGCTTCATCCCATACAATGAGAGTATTCTTAGGTATTTTCCAGACAAATTCTTTACGGTGGGTATCTCTACGTTTTACATAAGAGGCAAATATATTATCAGTTTTACCAGTACGTAGAGCTTCATAGTTAGTAATACCTACACACTTGCCCCACATTTTAAAGTGGTTCTTAATAACACGTTTCCACGATTCTTTAACTGCTTTAGGACATACAATCATAATGTCCATATTTAACTCTCTCGCTACAGCTGTTGCGGTGTATGTCTTGCCGATGCCTACGTCGCTACCATCAACGGCAGCACCCCACTTCTTGAGTGAAGATACTATCTTACCTACAGCGCCAACTTGCCACGGACGCAAACCATCTGGCAATTTTACTTCATAGTCTGGTAGTGTTTCGTCTACTTTTTGTTTGGGTTTCTTTGGATCTTTGAATAGTGTTGGATTATCTTTGGTTTCTGTAAGAACCCAGTTCTCATTTCGTTTTATGACTCCGTAACCTTTACTTTTCAACATCAGTTTGTTTACTTTCCAGTAAGCAAAGAATTGATTTAAGTAAGCAGGTGTAATTGTCCACTCACGCTGGAAGGTTACATCGCCACCTTTTTCGATTTGAACTGGATCAGACCACTTGATATCCAAGTTAATCATAAATCAATCACCCATTTCTTTACGATATTTCAAATTTCTTGCTAATTCATGAATGTTGGTACGTACCATTCTTCCATCTTTCTTTAAAGCACCAACTTCAAAATATTCACCCATCATTGTTGTAAAGTTTACACCTTGTGGGTCATCGTGACCGTGACCTAATGATTCCATTTCAAACATTAGTTCTTTACGTGTTTTACGAAGTTTAACCCGACATAGGTTTTCCAAATAACTGACTACTTCGTTTGGGTCAGTAAATGTGATCACTTTGTTTTTTGTTGTATCTTTGATATAGTAACTCATATATTTCTTATAGTACTATATAACTATGTAACGTTCAATATCTTTTTAATATTATAATCTCATTTGGATGCCATAGGTACAGATGAGTAAATATTACGTTCTGTTTGACTTCTTATTGTTTCAAAATAACTGATCAAATGATTAATTGTGTGATCCGCAATATCTTCTAACCAATCATCTGGTTTAAATTCGGTTGTACTTACACCCCCGTGAATTGGCTTTAAACGTCCACTTTGAAATTCTTGATGTAAAAAATTTATCAGATCTTGCTTTAAACCTTCTTTTTGAGCAATAACAAATATTTCACTCAATGATTCTTTATAACTTACTCTTACAGGAGATTGTCCTTTGCCACCACTGCCTTTTTCTCCTCT